TCCTGCTTAACGCTAATTCGTTAGCTGGGTCTTGGTGCTCCATAAGACTTATCCTAATGATTTAAATATAACGCAGAACAGCCTATTATGGCCGTAGTGCGTTGATAATGTTACTCTAGTACATCGAACCGTTCTTCAAGTTCGTGTAAGGATATCCATTCTTGGGCCTTTGTAGACGGGTCAGTTAAGATTACACCAGCTTGGTCCTTACCAATGGTAGGCAAGCCGGTGGTCATCTCTATGTACCTCAATAATGTACATTCCTGTACATCTAACATTACTCGAAAGTACTGTAATCGAAGTTAGGGTACAATACAGATACGTCTGTGTCTGTAGCGTTACTTACTGGGTCTGCATCTGCTTCGATTACCTTGTGGATAAGAACATTAGCGTCTTTAATCCAAGGTTGACCGTGTGCGCTAGACTTAAAGATAGCCATTAGGTCTGTATCTGAACCAGTTTCACCAGCATCATTGTCTGCGTGGTCTGTGATTCGTGCTACTAAAGGTTGATATGCGGATAAGCGACCGTCAGCCCCACCAATTACATTGATAGAGTTAGTTGATTCGCTGATTTGAGCTAAAGTGCGCTCTGGGATACTTAGTGTATTAGCCATTGTGTTTATTCCTTATAATTACTTAGATTCAGCAGATTTCTCTGCGGCTTGCTTTTCTGCTAGTGCTAACATAGCTGCTTCTTCTTCTGCGGCCTTCTTAGCGGCTTTTGATGCCTTACTACCTGTTGGCTTTCCAGCAGCGTCAGCGGCCTTCTGTGCCTCTAGACAGTACTTGTATGTTGCCTTTAGCACTTTTAATAGTAGTTCTAGTTTCTTAGGATATCGTTTGCAATAGTTAGCTGATGCTACTAGAGCTTGCCGAAGTCCACCTAGACTGCGTTGTGGGTCTCTTGGTAAGTCCGTAATATTTAAACGGGCGGAACTTGAGTTCTTACTCATCGTCGTCTCCTGACTGTTTGTTTGCGTCTAAACCTATCTGTTGATAAGCCCAGTACACCGTTTTGGTCTGCACCTATATCACCACCCCATTCAGCAAAGAACGCCACATTGTCGTCTGTTTCTTTCTGGGACATACGTACTTTTTCATCTACTGCGAGTCTGTCTACCCATTTACGAACGCTACCTGCTACTGCATCTAGGCTATCGTCATGTATTAAGGCATCTTTGTCACGACTAATCTTAGCCATCTGATGAAAGAACTTGTATGTTTCTTGTCGGTCTATTGGGTACTTCTTAGTTGAACTTATATCATACGCAATTATATCTTCGTGTATTATAAGCTTATGTCTTGCCATTACTGGCTCTAACGTATCAATGATACGTAATTCTTTCTGCCCTGTCTCCCAGACATCTTCTATCCGTGGACATTGCTTTCCTACTTCTTTGTACTCTGCTGCTAGTAATGGTCTCCACGCTGCCGCGAATGCACCAAAACCAAAGTTCTTCTCTACGTCAATACTATTAACTTCATGTCGTAGTGCTAACTTACTTAACTCTTTGTAGTTACTATCACTGTACCCACCGGGTAACTTAAGTAACTCTGCTAGGAATATATAGCCATGTAAGAAGTATGTAACTGCTGCTACTGTTTCATCTCCATTCTCACCACCACCTGCGGTATCCACATACATGTGTTTACCTTCGTATGCGTATAACTTAGTGCTAGTAGTAAATGGGCCATAGAATTGTGGCTTACTGACGAAACCTTCTACCTCTATCTTATTAGAGGGGCTAGGCATCCATGTAATCTCACCTGCTGCTTCTTTTGTCCCGAAGTTCATCACTATTAAGTTCTTAGTCTTAAGTGGGTGACGTAGTTCGTCTGACAAGGTTGTATTGAGCATGTGTTGTAGATTAAAGTATGCTGGTCCTTGGTCTAGTTCCTTCTTGGTAAGCAAATCCTCACCAAGTAACACGTCATCAGTAGGACGACCACGGGAACCATCAAGACCACCACCGCTACGTAAAGTAGGGTCAGCATACATCTTCTTAGCAATGTAAGGGGCCAGTGTGTCGCCATAGTGCTTTTCCTCGTCTTCGGTAGGGTAACGCCCTGTCCAGACTCTTATCGTGTAACCACGAGCCGGTAGGTTGTTGTAAATAGAGTCCACAGTCTGGGGAGTACCAAGATAAATGATTCTTCCTTTCTGACATATGGACGTAAAATCTTTTGACAGATGTTCGAGGGCTGCTCGTTGTATCTCTGTTGTACCATTCTTTGATGACTCGATGTCATCGGGTATTAATAAATCTGCACGTCTACCCTGCATGTTAGCTGTAACACCAATACAAGCTATTGATGGGGATTTCTCCGCCCCCTTAAGTTGCCAGTTGATATCGAACGCTTTAGAACTTGCGCGGTCTCCGTGTTGTCTGTCTGGTCTCATACATTCTAGTATGTCCCAACTCATAATAATCTGAATAACCCAATTAGCGATTTCCATTGCAACTTCTGAACCAGCCGATAGGATTAATATCCTATGCTTACAATCATGTATTAATTGCCATACTGCGAACATTGCTACGATAGTAGACTTTGCTTGTGAACGTTGAGCCTGAATCATACCATATTGTAGAGGCTTTAGTAGGCCATCTAAGACCTTATTCATGTCCTCTATAGTATCGTATTTACCAAATTGTAGGAATCTACCTATATCAATCTGGATATCAGAACAGGTAAATCCCATTAGTTCTGTCATACAGTCGTATAGGAAATCCTCAAATAACGAGTAGTGGTCCCGTAATGCTTCAATCTCGGCCCACCGTCTCGCTGTCTCTTGTTCTACTTCACTAAGTTGTAAATACTGCTCTCGGTTATCACAGATTTTTGTAAACTCGTCATCAGTGAATAGACAGTCATCTGTCATCTCTGTGTCGAATACAATATCTGCTATATCCATTAGTGTACCTCTTTAGCTGCTGCTTGCCCACTTGTTAGGCGTGAGTGCTTAGTCTTGTTCTTAAGTGCTTCACGTAGGTTACCCATGTTCTCGTCTTGCGAGATGTCACATGTAATCTGGTTATCTTTTAAGAACTTGATAGCGGTGGCAACTAAGGCTGGGGAAGCCGAATAAACTTCTTCCCCAGTTTCAACACAGTTGCCCTCACTGTCGAAAGTGGTCTCGGGTTCAGTACTTAGTACTTGTGTAGTCAGAACTTCTGCTACTGCACCATGTAGTGCTGATAGTTTACTCTCTGATGCTTTACTCACTACTTAAACCCCTTTACTATTTTCATGTTCTGATTCTTAACGAACCATCTTAACCCAAATACTGCTGCCATCATACCAACTAACATATACTGATACCATGCAGGCATTTGTGAAACGAAGTCTACCCATCCCATAGCTTTCTCTTGGTCGAACCAAGCTATAACTAATGGTGATAGGAATACATATAAGAATACTTCGTCTTTCCAACTATCCTTTTGTGCTCGTAGTGCTTCTAGGTCATAGCCAGCTTCGACTTTAGCAAGAGCCATTGCTCGTTGCCCTTCAGCCTCGTACTTGACTTTCTTCATACCGACCCAACCGCCAACTACTTCTTTAATTAGTCCTAACCACATCATAGCTATTCTCCTAATTGTTTACGGATAAATTTCGTATCTTCTTTAATTGACTTAATTTGTTCTCTAAGTACAGCTACGTCTGTTGCGTGACTGTTAACTTTCTTTTCTAATGTTTTGATATCTTCGCGTGTGTTTCTTTTATCGACTGCGAACCAGCCAAGGACTACTGAGACCAAAATCTTAAATCCAACTTCGTAGTCCATTGACTACCTCCTGTTAGTTAACCCCCACTGGTACGCTTTAGTCAGAGGCGTTGGGGGTGTTGTTCTTACCGCTCGGATGCTAAGAAGTAGCTATCGAGTTCCACTGTTGCATTGTTGTTACCGTTATTGTTTGCTACTTGGAGCTTTATTCTATCCCCTTGATTTAGCGATACGCTGTTTATCATGTTAAAGAATGCCACATCTCTACCACCTACAAGACTATTTACTTGCCGTACTTGATTACCGAAGTAAC